TGGGTGCGTTGATAAAATCTGCACTGTAAAGGGTGAACATGGTTTATACCTCCTCGCAATTTTCGGTAAAGTAGCGCAAGCGGTAGTTCTTCCACTTGGCTCTGCGGATTTCAGCTTCCATGCCGGACGAGATGCGGTCACCAAAGACCCATACCTCGCTGCACTTGCTCATGAGGGCATTTCCAAAGAACAGACCCAACTGGCGCTCTTTGGGATTGCTATCATTGAGGAACTGCGGAAACAGCAGATGCGGTGCGACAGGGATATACCCTTTGTCCACGGCGAAGCGGCTGTACTGTCGTGCATTTTCGACATTCTTCGACACATCTCCGGCATAGGGAGAGCAAATGTAAACGATGGGACGGAAGGCACGGAGCGCCCGCTCTTCCTTTTCAATGGCTGTCAGAGCCTCATAAGCGGTGGGGTCATAGTACCGTTCCGCATTCAATTTGCTTATACTCATAGGATTTACCTCTTAATCTTTCTTGTAAAAATCAGTCTCGTAGCCGTCGGCACGAAGCTGTAGCCCCTTTGCCCAGGGAGGGGTTCTGCCCATCTGATCGCAGACTGCCTGCATAGACATTCGGCGGTCAGCTTCGATGACCACTTCGTCATGGATATGCATCACGATGGAGCAATGGCGAAGGGTTGTCATGGCATAGCAGAGAATGTCGCGGGCGGTTGCCTGGACGATGTTCTCCACGAACTTGGGGCCATAGCTGTCGAGCCGCTCCCATTTCTTCGTGCCGCCGACACCTTCGTAGGTGATACAATCACCACCGAATTTGTTAGTGCCGATCTTGGGCTTCACATAGGCAAGCTGTCTGCCAGACGGAAGCGTGATGAACAGCATTCCACTTTTGCAGGCAAAGGTGATGCCGTGGGTTTCGTTGGTATGCTTGAAGCGCACAGCCTCCATAGCAGCTCGGTCGACAGCCCACCACAGTCTTGTGATATTGGGGTTTGCCTGCCTCCAGGCATCCACCAGGGGCGGGAGTTCATCTTCGGTCAATCCCATATCCAAAGCACCCATCGCTTTCAGCGCACCGACAGATCCACCGTAACCGAGAGCCAATTCTGCGATTTTGCCTTTCTGCCGGAGGTGTCCGTTGATACCGTGCTTTTCCACGGGAACGCCAAACATCTGTGAAGCAGAGGCACAGTAGATGTCCTTGCCCTCTGCAAAGACCTTCTGACGCCAATCCTCTCCGGCAAGCCACGCAATGACGCGGGCTTCAATAGCGGAGAAGTCTGCAACGATGAATTTGCGGTCACCCTGGGGAACGAAAGCGGTGCGGATCAGTTGGGACAACGTATCCGGCACATCATCGTAGAGCATTTCAACAGCCTCAAAATCTCCGCTGCGGACAAGGGCGCGGGCTTCAGCCAAATCCTCCAAGTGGTTCTGCGGAAGGTTCTGCATCTGAATGATGCGACCTGCCCATCGACCTGTACGGTTTGCGCCATAGAACTGGAACATTCCTCTGGCACGGCCATCAGCGCAGACGGCAGTTTCCATTGCCTGGTACTTCTTCACCGAGGATTTTGCAAGCTGCTGACGAAGGGACAGTACGGTCTGTAACTGTGGAGGGGCTGTTTTCAGCATCTCCGCGACAGCCTTTTTTCCAAGGGTGTCCGTTTCCATACCGTTATCGGCAAGCCACAGCTTCATCTGCTGTACAGAGTTGGGGTTCTCCAAAGCCGTCAGTTCCTTCATTGCCTGGGTCAGTTCGGAGCGGGATCTGCCATCCATCTGAATGGCCTGCTGCACCAGTTCCATATCCAGGGCAACTCCACGGTCATTGATTTCCTGGTCGATGTGGTATTCGTCCCATACGCTGTCCGGCACAGGGTATTTTGCAAGACGTGCCTGGATGGACATCTCGGTTTCCACATCGCGGATGTTGTACTTTTTGAAGGCCAACCACTTATCTGGGGCATGAGCCGGAAGATTGCGTGTGCGCTGACCGTTGGATTTTGTAGGCGCACAGGGCTGACAGAAATATTTGATGAGTTCCTTGCCCTCGGTCAGCTTCTGCTTCTCAAGCCCAAGCACAGCACCGACACCTTCCAGGGAAAGCGGCAGTCCCATCGTGGCAGCCCAAATCATGGAACAGCGCCAGGATTCTGGGTCAAGGTAGTCCCCAGTGGGATAGCCAAGATAACGAGACAGGCAGATTCGTTCAAAAGAGGCATTGAAAGCCCATTTGATTACGGTATCGTCGGTGAGGGCAGCAACTATATCAGCAGGGATGGTTTCACCGCAGGCCAGATCCACGATCTGAACGGGAGTGCCATCAACGCTGTAAGAAAATAAAAGTATTTCAAATGCGGGAGACTCCACATAGCGGTAGACCCCACACTTGGCAAGGTTCTGATCGCTGTAGGTCTCAATATCAATTGACAGAGTTTTCATAGTCACCGGTCCTTTCGCTTACCCCAACAGGGTGGCAGATTGCTCCGCCACCCAGGGGTCTGTGTATTAGTTGAGGAAATCGTCCTCGTCATCAGTTGCGAAATCGGACTCGGCACTTGCCTTACCACCCAGGGGTTCACCAGCGCGGATGAGCTGCAGGTTATTCAGACCGCAGGCAATACCCTTATTGCCGTTGGAGTTGAACGCATACAGATTGATGCTTGCACGGCCGTACACGCCGGAGTAAACCTCGGAACGGGTCAGCACAGGGTTGCGGTCAGCATCAACGATGCCGGGTGCCGTAGGAGAATTGGCATTGATGAAGTACGCATTGGCGTATGCGGGGTCATCGGGTCTCTCGATGTCACCATCGCGCAGAGGGGTCTTGATGGCAGCGAGAGGAGGAACGGACTTGCCGTTGCCCTTCAGCTTTGCCTGACCCTCCTGGTAGGCAGCTTCGATTGCCGCCTTGATCTTGGCGACCGTCTTGGTGTCGGACTTGGGAATGATGAGGCTGACACTGTACTTGGGAGTGCCACCATTGATGGACTTAGGCTCCCAGACGTTGGCATAAGACCAACGGGTGTCGGGACCGGTGATAACTTTCATAGGGTTGGTAACCTTGTTTGCAGTAGTAGACATATTAAAATTCCTCCATAAAATCATTTTTGGCTGTGTTCATTGCCGGACGCTTGTCGGTCTCCGGCACGAGTGTAGGTTTGCCTTGCGGCTTTTCAATATAAGGAGCGAGAAGTTCCTCAAAGCGGGACTTGCCGAGCATCTTCTGCATGGCAGTCACACCCATGACCTTCCGCTCGTAGGGGTCATAGCCTGCGCCCTCGACGGTGGCGGCAACGGCTGCCTCACTGGTATATTTGCGGTTGGATCTGCCTTCGACCAGTTTCCAACCGGCCCATTCCTTACCGCTGATAGCCTGCTGAAGGGCGAACTCCTTCACATCGGATGCCCAGGCAGTCAGAGCATCGACTTTGCCGAGGATGTCAGCAATCTCAGAATCGTCCAGGAGAGCGGGAGCCTCGAAGTCATAGCTGGCAAGAGCCAGGTTCGCTTCGGCTCGTTCACGGCATTCCGCTTTTGCCTTGCAGAAACGGCACCATTCACCGCAGTTAAAGTCGCCTTGACCTGCGTAGGCCAATTCCGCCTTGTCATACAGTTCGGTGTCTGCCCAACGGAGCAGGTCGGCCTTTGCAATGGTGTCAACGCTTACGTTAGATTTACGGGGCTGATAGATGGTCATGCGGATCTCCTCAATGTCATAAATGTCATCGAAGATTTCCAGGGCACCCAGAGCATAGAGTCTCATTTGTGGGTTGCCAACGGCGCTGACCTCCACGCCTTGGCCGTGCTTGTAGTCGCAGATGTTCATGACGCCATCGGCAATCACGATGCAGTCTGCCGTACCGAACCCCTCCTTGACCCAACGGGAGAAATCTACCCGCTGCTCAATGCAGACCCACGGATCGGAGCAAGTCTGCTTGGCTGTTTCGACCAGTTCCACCACATAGGCGGCATAGCCCTGGGCGCATTCCTCCATCTCCTCGTTGTACCAGGAGAGGTTTTCGATGGGGTCATCCACTGGGATGCCGAGTGCCTGCTTAAGACGGAACTCGCAAAGGGTATGGGCATCGGTGCCCTCGGCGGCATAATCGCTACCTTTGTCCTCGTAGTTCTCGCAGAGCCGAGCGGAGGGTGGACAGTGCAGCCACCGATCTGAAGATGAAGCGGAAAGGACTGCGTGTTTAGCCATTTCCAAGCACCTCCGCTTCGGCAAGCAGGGCTTTGTAGTTGGCGGGGTCAATGCCGGACAACTTGGGGGCACCGTACTTTCGGAGAAGGCTCTGGATCTGAGGCTTGTACCCCTGTTCGGATTTAGCAGAAAGGACGGCTCTGACCTGTTCTTTGGTCAAAACGGGTTCTGCTGGGGTGGCAGGCTCTTCAGCGGTATTGCTGAACATAGCTGCCAGGGTGTCAGCCACATCGTTAATAGTGGCGGCCGCTGTGCGCAGGTCTCGGATTGCCACATCCAATTCGCTGATTTTGCCCATTTCTGTTGCCTCCTTCCTTGATTTGCTTGTCTTTCATGGCGTGGTTGATTTTCTTTGCCAGGTTTGCTGCGACGATGATGAAGTCGAGAAGAATATCAACCAGTTCCTCTTCGGGGTTCATCGCCTTGTTCTCGGACTCGTACATTCTGTTTCACCTCCTGGAAGGAGCGGTCTCGTTTTGCCCTTTCCATCTCGCTACCGAGGAAACAAAATGCGTTTTGACGAAATGCCGGAAAAGTTTTTCAAAAAAATTCTGGGAACTCGGATTCGAGCATCTGCTTGGCCTTTTTCAGCCGAGACAGTAAGGTGGTTCTCGGTGTCCCAATTCTGGCTGCAACATCGCTGTCATTTAACCCCTGCTGACGGAGTCTGCCGATCTCGATAGCTTCCGGCATAATCTCATTGAGTCTACGGAAGAGATGGGCGAGCTGATCTTTATCTGCAATCATGTCAGAAATAAGCGTTGAATCGCTTGGAATTGCTTCCCACTGGCTCATTGCCTCTCCATCACAGCCTTCAACAGGCTTATCGAGTGAGAGAACGTCGGAGCGGTGGAACGGGCAGGTCTGGCAGTCCATATCGCATTCGAGTCTTTTTCTTTGCGGGCATACGCAGAGACCCCGATATTCTTTGCGCTGACGGAAGAGGTCGATATCGTGGTAATAGTTGCGGAATTCCTCTTCAGTGCAAGGGATGCGCTCTTTGCTGGAACGAAGATAGATGTAGTACTGCTTGTCATTGGTTTTCATTTATTTGGCTCCTTTCAGATTTCGCAATCCGTCCAGAGCCGCCAAATCCGCAGAAACAGAAAAAGACGGCAGGGTGAGACCCATCTCTCCCATAGGGAAGAAGATCGGTCCCGCACTGCCGTCTTGCGTTCTGGCGGATTACCTGGTTTATTTACTTACGCTGCTTTTGGTAATGGAACATTCTCAACCTTGAGTGTTCCGTCTGGGTTGGCTGTAATACGAGTAAGACAGCCTTTCTGGACAATCTCCACGATCTTGCGGTCATGGCTGATGTCACAGACCCGTTTGTCATTTAAGTTCTTTACGGGCTCCATTGACGCTCCTCCTTTCTTCGGTTCTTATAAGCATCACCTCCGTTTTCTTTAGACAATTCTCGGTAGGTACTACCAAAATTGTACTTGATGTGGTATGATATATTCAAATCTCGCAATTTCATATCAAATCCGAAAAATTATGTCGGAAAGGAATACGCTTATGCCAGAATTGAATTTTGAATTACTCCAAACGAATATCCACACTCTGATTGAAAAGCACAAACTCACACAACAGAAATTCGCAGAGATCGTTGGAATGACCCAGGCCAATGTGAGCAAGGCACTCAACCCAAACGAGAAGAAGCAGTTCACTATCGACCAGGTGTACCGTATATCGCAGTATTTTCATGTGTCCATTGATGAACTTACCGGGAACGAAGCAGCCGAGAAGTCAGCAATAAGCCCAAGAGCCGTCATGGCGCTGCTTGTTGAATTGCTTCGTGCCGATAAAGCAAGAGTCATTTCCTGGACAAAGAAAGAGGAAATATTCGATGTAACTTACGATGCTCACGGGTCCTCTTGCGACCGTTCGTACCGTGATGTTGAATACCCAGCTATCTATTTTCCCAGCTATTTTGAGTTTGATGGCGTCTATGACTATGACTCTGAAATCGCTGCGGAAATGTATGCGGAGTTCAGCCAATGTGGTAATGACACCACCTACCGCGATATGAACGACATTATCAAGAAGCTGTTGCCCATGATAGAACTGTATAAGAATAAGGAAATCCCAGAGGAAGCCTTTCAGATGATCGTGGATGGCTACCTTAAACAACTGCGTGGGATATAAAAATAGGGGTCGATAGAACGGCAGTTTTTACCGTTCCATCGACCCCTATTGGTCCTTCATCAGCACCAATTTGCTGATGGCTTATACAATATTCTTTTTTACTTCCATAACGGCAAGTGAGCCATCTTTACGTTGCTTGATTTCCGCGTTGTTGCCTCGGCTACAGATGAGTCTGATTTTTCTCATGATATCCTTATCAGCGTCCGGCAAGGTTGGCACAGGAACAGGCTTCTTTGACTCAACTCTTGCAACAGTCTGTTCCGTCATTCAGCATCCTCCTCATCGAATTCCTCATCAATCCAGGTACACACTTCACCTTCAATTTCATTAACAGGAAGGGAGAGGACACTCGGTATTTCTTGACTTCTGGACAACCATGTTTCATCGATTACAGTTTCTGTTTCTATATCGACCAAGATAGCGGAAAATGCATTTTCTATTGGTGCGTTCCTAAATCTTTCAATGAATGACTCATAGACAAGTCTGTGTTCAAAGACAAAACTGGTTCTTTGCCCCTGAAGAAATTCTGGAGCCCATGCATCAACAAGGAATAGCTGCGTGGCACTCATTGTAGTTCTGCCAAATCCCGCGGGTGCCTTACCACCTACTGTTTCAAAATACCAGTATGGCAAAGTCTCGTTCGGAAGGTAGAAATTAAAGTCATAGGGTGTGCGAACACCAAATGGGCTCTCGTGCTTTCTGTTATCCAACTCAGCCGGAATAGTCTGAACCGTAAAGCCGCGTTCTAATAGCGCATTCATTATTGCGTTTTTCATATGCCGCTCCAAGGCAATACCGCGATCACGCGCAGACAACATACGGTCTACATAGTCCTTGCCTTTCTCGACCATCGTGCGGTCAACCATACCATTTGCAGCAAGCAAACTGCCAAAGGTGAAATCTGCATTTTCGCATCTGCTATCGAAAATCTTTTGGAGAACCTCCTGCGAAAGAGGGTTATTGATTTTTCCATTAGCGATTCGGGACAGTGTGGGCGCACTGATGCCGGTATCTTCGGCAAATTGAGCCATTGTCCGCTCTGGACCTTTTGCGCGGATAACTAACTCCGCTAATTTCTGTTTATCCAAGGCGTATGCCTGTACTATAGTTTTACTTTCCATAACCATACCTCCATTTCAAGAGCGAGGAATTTATTTCAGCTTACTGAAATTATTATACACAAGACCACTTCGTTTGTCAATAGAGAATTTCATAGTCGTAAAAGAAATTTCACTTCCTTGAAATTATTGATACATCAACCCAGGCATCTTAACACTATGCCGACCATCATCCGGCATCTTGAGATCGCCCATGAGAATGCCATAGGTGATGGCGTTTTTGCCGAATCTGCTACGGATCTCCTCAACCATATCCTCAAGCCGCTCCCTGCGTTCCAATTTTGCTGTATCTACAAAAATGGAAAGCTGATCGGGGTCGGCTTGTGGTACAAGGTCAATGGCTCGGACGCAAACCGCACGAACTTTGCTTCCCCAACGGTAGCGATCCTGAAACAGCCGATTGGCAGCAGAGGCTATTTCAGAGGGAAGCTGTGTCTTGAACGGCAGCTTGCATTGAAACTGTGAACCGAGCAGATCATTGCCTCTAACAGAGACTTGGACACCACGGGCTGAAAGTTCATGAACACGGAGCCGATGACCAACGTCCTGGGAGAGGGCAAGAATGACCTTCCAGACTTCCTCATCGTTTTCCAGGTCTGCAACGCAAGTGATGCCGTGTCCGACAGACTTGACTGGGGATACGAAATCCCGGTGCATCACCCTGGATTGGTCGGTGCCGTTTGCATACCGCCACAGAGCAAGACCATTCACACCTAACAGCCTGCGTAAAAATTCTGGGTCGGTTTGCGCGATGTCACCGATGGTATGGATGCCGTAGTTACACAACTTGGCTTTTGTGGCTCGGCCACAGTAAATCATTTCATCTGCTGCCAGGGGCCACACCATATCTTTATAGGTATCTCTGCGGATCTCCGTGATAGCGTCCGGCTTCTTCATATCACTGCCCAGCTTGGCGAAGATCTTATTATAGGAAACACCGATACTGACGGTTAGTCCTAACTCCTCGCGCACGGTACGGCGGATTTCCTCTGCGATGGTCATCCCATCACCGAAGATGCCCCGGCTGCCTGTAACATCAAGCCAACATTCATCCATGCCGAAAGGTTCAATGAGGTCGGTGTACCTTTGATAGATTGCCTGGGTAAGCTTTGAGTATTTCAGATACTGATCATATTGGGGCGGGACAATGACCAGGTCTTTGCAAAGCTGCCGAGCCTCCCAATTTACCATGCCTGTTTTCACTCCGGCTTTCTTTGCCTTCTCGGATTTTGCCAGGACGATGCCGTGCCGGTCCTCCGTTGAGCCACAGACCGCGACAGCCTTTCCACGCAGGCTTGGGTCGAGCATCATCTCCACGGAAGCATAAAAACAGTTCAAATCGCTGTGTAAAATGGTTCTGTCCATCAAATTTCACCTCATTTTTTGCAAAAACTTCATAAAACCCTATTGACAAGATGAAGTTCCGTGCAGTATAATGAATGCAGAACTTCATAAACTTCATAATTAAGTATACTCACCGAATGAAGTTTTGTCAATAGCTTCTATGAAGTTGATGAAGTTACGAAATGTGAATTTTTTATGGAGGAGATTGATATGACATTTTCCGACAAAATTAAACGCGCCCGAGAAGTGGCAGGATTGACCCAAAATGAACTGGCCCAGGCTGTCGGTGTTTCCCAGAGAACGATTGCATCCTATGAGTCCGGCGGAGCCAAAGCAAGACGCTCTACCATTGAGAAGTTGGGTGCAGCGTTAAAGGTTTCTGTGAAATTCCTCTCCGATGATGACTGCACCGATCCTTTGGCTGATATTGAAAAGGATGAATACATCGAGCAGGCCCGTGCTATGTACGGTTCGAGCGGTGTTCGTGATATGGATGAACTCCTTAAAGATAACGCAGCCCTCTTTGCTGGCGGTGAATTATCCCAGGAGCAGAAGGACGCTTTCTTTGAAGCCGTAATGTATGCCTATGTTACTTCCAAGGAAGAGGCAAAGAAAAAGTTCGGCCGTAAAAAGAAAAGCGAGGATAAGTCCGTTTAATGGGACACATCCTCTGCTAAAATTTAATATGGATAATCTATCCGTCTAAGGAGGGATGAGTTTTGACCTATGCAGAGATCAGCGAGTCGGTCGCAAAGCTGGTAAAGAAATATGATGAACGCGACCCTTTCAAGCTATGCCGTGCAATGGGCATTAAGTTGATATTCCGAGCTATGGGAAAAGAACCCGATGCGGTCAAAGGCTTCTTCCTGGAAAGTAAGCGAATCCGCATGATAACAATAAACAGTGACCTCCCGGAGGTCATTCAACGTATAATCGTGGCTCACGAACTGTGCCATGCTACCAATCACCGTAAGAGCGGTATTGCGGCATTCCATGAAGTTACAATGTTCGATCAGAACTCTATCATGGAAAAAGAAGCGAATCTCTTTGCCGCTGAACTTATTCTTGAAGATGATAAAGTGCTGTCTGCCCTTAACCAGGACACCACATTTTTCTCCGCTGCCGCATTGTTGTATGTCCCGGCAGAACTGTTGGATTTTAAGTTCCGCATTATGAAGTGGAAGGGGTATAAAGTGGTTGAGCCACCGATCAATGCGCGCAGTAATTTCCTGCGTGATATGGAGGTTCCCGAAGATGCAGACTACTACAGCTAAATCACCGAAGGTATATGTTGCGGTGAAAACTGATTTTGCAGCAGACGGTACGATGTTCCCCAGAGAGATCACCTGGGAGGACGGAGAAAAGTTTGAAATCGACCGTGTGCTTGATATACGGCAAGCGGCTGCCATGAAAGCCGGAGGTCAAGGTGACCGATACACCATCATGGTGCGTGGCATCCAAAGCTACCTCTTTTTCGAGCGTAGCACTAATTTGACAGGCAACAACATCGGCCGGTGGTTTGTGGAAAGGAGGCACCTATAATGATTACTTCTATAATCCTTGAATGGGAAAA